TACGACAACTACGACAACTACGACAACTACGACAACTACGACAACTACGCGGACTGCGACAGTTGCGACAGTTGTGCGACAGTTGGCCAAAATAACTGTCGCAGTCAATAAAACCGGGGCTTTGCGGGGAGTTTGCGACAGTTGCGACAGTTTGTTTTCTGCGACAGTTCATTTTGAAACGATTAACTACAACAATATCAACAACTTAGAGAATCTGCGACAGTGCGACAGTTGCCCCTATATATAGATATATAACTGGCGCACTGTCGCGCCAGCTTTATCTACATATATTCTGCGCGGCTGAACAGCCGCCGCATTGATGCTGTTGCAGTCAGTAGCGCATCAAGTTTTGCTGTCGCAATATTTAGGCATGGCTACTTTGCATTTACAGATCGATGACTTCGAACCCGGCATGACAATTCGGGTGAGCCTAGATAATGATGAGTACGTTCTTGAGCTGGACGATGGCGAGCCCGACGAAGCGCCTGAGGATGTTGAGGAACCTAAAGTCGCGACAGCAGACGCGCAGCGGTTTGCGTTCGGGGGTCGGCGTGGCGGCTAGTAAGTTAGAGGAATCGATGTCGCGACAGCTTGATGATGCTGGGATCATTTATGAGCGGGAGCAGATGTTGATCCCTGGTCGTCGGTTTAGGTTTGACTTCGTACTGCCGCAGAGCGGGTTGATCGTGGAGTGCGAGGGCGGAACCTGGAGCGGTGGTCGGCATACCAGCGGGATCGGCTTTAGGAACGATTGTGTGAAGTACAACCTGGCCGTGGAGCATGGTTATGTGGTGCTTCGATATACGTCAGACCTTATCAAGAATGGATCGGCTATCGAGTCGATACGGCGGGTGCATGAACGATATGCCGTTCAGACGCCCGTAGAAGCTCTCTGAGGCACGATCGTGACCTCGGCCAAGGCAAGGCAAAGGGGTGCGAAACCGGCGGATAGATCGGGAAAAAAGACGTTTCACGTGGAACGATATAGTTCACACAAAATACACCGAATAAACTTTACAGACGACTTCGAAGATTTCGACTATGAGAACGATGTCCGACAGGTCTTGCGCGACTTAGGAGTGAGCGAATATGGCGGGTAGACCCATTGACCAGATGAACATGAAAAGGCTGGACGACATCGGTGAGAACAACCTGTTCGATCGATTAGCTGCTGGCCAAACAATGACCGGCCTGGTCAAAGAGTTGGGTGTCGGCAAGAGATTGTTCTACAAGTGGATGAGATCGGTAGAGGGCAGAGAGGATCGTTACTACGCAGCTCGCAAAGAGTGGGCGAACTATTTAGCCGAAGAGACCTTATCGATTGCAGATAACATAGCTGATGCCAGTGATGCGCAGGTAGCTAAGGTAAGGATCGATACGCGCAAGTGGTTGGCCGCGCAAGCAAATCCAGACAACTGGGCCGCACGCAAGGATCCATTGGTGCAGATCAACATCCATGATCAACACCTAAAAGCACTTCGAGATATTGTCAGCGAGCAGTAGACACGCGCAGAGGCGCACTGCGGGCGGCCAGTCTGGCGCGCGCGGGACGCAAAACCAAGCAAAATCAGGCGCAAAGGCACGTTAATATTAGTCTAGTATGCGTAACAGCCGTGTACGAGTGTTACAAGCAATATACAATGCTATATAAATCAACGACTTACGTTTGCTAGATGGTCAGGGATGGTGCGCGAGATTCCAAAGCAGCGCAGCCACGGCGCCAGGATTTTGCGGAGCCGCGGAACCCCCCCTTCGAGCCTGGCCGGGGTGGGGGGATAGGGGTTAGACCCGCATGCACCAAATTTTTTTTTGAAATTTTAGGCAAAAAAAGGCCCGGCTGGCGCCGGGCCCGGAAGGCCGCAGTAAGGGGTTGAGGGGCGGCCTACTTTTTCTTAGCAGTTTTCTTGGCTTTCGCGAACGCCTTCGCAGTTGGGGCGCCTTTGCTGCCTGGCTTGCGCATCTTCTCTTTCGATCCTTTCGCGATGCGCTTCCGCTTTGCATGAATATTACTGTAAAGACCAGCCATCAGGCTCTCCTTGATTTTGTGCCGCTGCACTTCCACCGCTTTCGCGACAGCCGCAGTGGTGAGTTGGGGTTCGCGGCAGCTTTTTTGCTGCGCTTCATCTGACCGGCGCTCCGCGCGCAATAGGCATCGCCTTTCTTGGTGCCGGCCCGCACCCGCGGCCCGCCATCGCTAGCGCGCCCTGCTTGGCCGTAGCTAACCTTCTTGCCTGAGCTCGTCACTTTGACCTTGGCTTTGCCTCTTCTCGGGCTCGGCATTATCGAGGTGGGTACACTGGTTTATTACGAGTAACCCTAATACCAGCAACCATAGCAGCGTTCCGATTTTTTGAATTTTTGTTTTTGGTTTTGAGTTTGTATCCACCGTGTTTTTTCATCTTTCATCTCCTAAAAAATCGATCCTAACAAATTTTTTTTTGATGCATAACGCATTAATTGTAACCAAATGGTTGACAGGCAATACGCTATGAGTAGAATAAACAGTGTTACAGAGTTACACGAAAAACAAAGGAGAGAGACAAATGGCATATGTAAATGCAGAGAAAAAAGCAGAGCTAGCACCGGCAATTAAAGCAGTGCTTAAAAAGTACGATATGAAAGGCACTATTAGCGTGGGCAACCACATGACGCTGATTGTAAAAATCAAATCTGGCGCAATCGATTTTGCACCTTTCTTGCGAGATTCTTGGGATTATCAGGTCAACGAATACCATATCGAAACCAACTACTACGGCGTGGCTCGCGATTTTCTATTAGAGCTCAAGGCCGCTATGCAGGGTGAAAAGTGGTTTTGTGAGGATGACGTTATGACTGATTATTTCCATCGGTCTCATTTCATCACGATCAATATAGGCAATTACAACAAGCCTTACGTGTTTAACAAAAAAGATGAGGCCGCGTAAGCGGCCAGGAGGAGCGAGCATGATTCATCAAACCTTTGAGCAACACATCAATCACGCACTTGAGTTTTTTGCTGATTACGGTTTTGAGATCGGGCAGAACAACTTGGCTCTTTTTCAGCCTCCATGCTGCCAATCGTGTGGCTGGGCTGAAGTTGCAACAAATGAGCTCCAATGCGGCGAAGCATTCGACAACATTGTTTTTTACCACGATCAAGACGCTGTTGATCTGCCAGCCGGCGAAGTATTTATAGCCTGGAGCGGCCACGGCAACAGCATCAAATCTTACTTTGAGAAATGCGATCTCAACGTTGAATGGAATGGCGATGACTCGCAGCGAATGAAGATTACCAGGAAAGGAGCGGCAGCATGATCTACGGATACACTAGAGTCTCGACAGAAGAGCAGGCCGACGGCACTTCGCTAGGTACGCAAGCAGAAATCATTGCCGGCAAATACGAGGTCGATGAGTGGTTAGAAGATGCCGGCGTAAGCGGCACAACTTACTTCTTCGATCGTCCTAGCATGCGTGGTGTGCAACTGGAGCCCGGCGACCAGATCGTTTGCTACGATCCGAGCCGATTCAGCCGCGATCATTTCCACGGCGAGCGAGCACTGCATCAACTCACTAAACTCGACGTACAGGTAACCTCGGTTCAGCTAGGTGATATGAACAAGACTAACGCTTGCCAGAGAGGCGCGAGCCGTGTGATGAGCGTGGTTGCTGACATTTATCGAGAAGAGCTGCTAGAGAAATGCGACATTGGCCGCAAGGCCAAAAAAGAACGCGGCGGCCATATCGGCGGATCCGCCCCTTGGGGCTATTGCGTAATCGGCGAGGGTCGCGAAGCCCGCCTTGAGCAACTGCCGATCCGGGCTCGGGCTGTCGCGACTATGGTTGCGATGAAGCATCAAGGTAAAAGCCTGCGCGCGATAGCGCATCAAGTTCAGTCGCTCTATGATCTGCCAACATCTCATATGGCAGTGAAGCGAGCACTTGATGGCCGAGGAAAATCCTTATAAAGAATTTCTGCTGCGCTATCGGAATGATCCGGTAGCGTTCGTAGAACACGTTTTAAAAGTTAAACCGCAGGCCTGGCAGGCCGAGCTGATGCAAGCCGTCTGCGACGGCGAGCGGAAGCTATCCATCCGATCGGGTCATGGCGTAGGCAAATCGACCGCAGCTTCTTGGTTGATGCTTTGGTTCCTGATTACTCGATACCCCGTCAAAATCGTTGTCACTGCACCCACATCGGCGCAATTGTTCGATGCGTTGTTCGCTGAAGTGAAGCGCTGGATCAACGAGCTACCGCTCGCCCTAAAAGACATCCTCGACGTTAAATCCGATCGCGTGAGCCACAAAGCTGCGCCAAGTGAGGCGTTCATCAGTTGTCGAACGAGTCGCGCAGAAACGCCAGAGGCGCTTCAGGGCGTGCATAGCGATAACGTGCTGCTCATTTGTGATGAGGCGAGTGGTATTCCTGAACAGGTGTTTGAGGCTGCCGCGGGCTCGATGTCCGGGCATAACGCCAGCACGATATTGTTAGGCAACCCAACTCGATCGAGCGGATTCTTTTTCGATACGCATCATCGCCAGGCAGGCGAGTGGTGGACCCGCAAAGTGAGCTGCGTCGATAGCGGACTCGTCTCTGATGAATACGTCAGCGAGATGAAGGTCAGGTACGGCGAAGAGAGCAATGCTTACAGAGTCCGCGTGTTAGGCGATTTTCCTGCGCGAGATGACGATACCGTGATCCCACTAGAGCTCGTTGAGAGCGCCCAGAGGCGCGACGTTGAGGTGACAGAGGATGAGCCGATCATCTGGGGATTGGACGTGGCGCGCTTTGGCAGTGCGGCTAGCGTGTTATGTAAGCGACAAGGCCGCAAGATCCTAGCAATGGAGACCTGGCGCGGACTGGACCTGATGCAATTGACCGGGGCGGTCGTTGCCGAGTACGAGGGTTGTTTGCCCAGGCAGCAACCTAGCATGATCTGCGTCGATTCGATCGGAGTGGGTGGTGGTGTGTGTGATCGATTGAGAGAGCTGCAATTGCCCGCTGTGGGCGTCAATACTGCTGAGAGCCCATCGCTAAGGGGTACGTATCTAAACCTCAGAGCAGAGCTTTGGTACAAGCTCAAAGCCTGGCTAGAGGCCAGGGATGTAAGTATGCCGGTCGATGATCATTTGCTGGCAGAACTCGTTGCGATCAAATACAAATTCACATCCAGCGGAAAGCTGCAAATCGAATCCAAAGCAGAAATGAGCAAGCGAGGTCTGGCGAGTCCCGACAGGGCGGATGCGGTTTGTCTAACCTTTGCGGTCGAGGCAGCCACGGTGATTCATGGCGGCGGGATGGCCAGCAATTGGTCGAAGCCGATAAGGCGCAACCTCGCCATGGTTTAGGGGTTATGCATCAAGTTTTTGCGGGGGACAATAAATGACCCCAAAAAAATGCGTGGTGTAAATGAAGCCTTATAAGAACGGCCCCCAGGGTCATAGAGATGCTGCCGCAACCATCGAAGCATTGATGACCCCCCAGAAAAAAAGCAAGCCTGCAAAGAAGCCAAAGAAGTAGATGGCTTTACTCGATTTTTTAAGGCAGCAAGCAGAGGAAGAACTCCGCAGGAAGCAAATGCAAATCCAGCAGGGCCAGGATGTTGCCTCCGCAGTAACCCCAACCCCGGCTCAAGCGGCTTACTTCAGCGGTCAAATGCTGCCCAGCGCTGCTACTCTTGATGCTGCCGGTCAAATGGCACCAATGCCCCCTAGCAATATAACTATGGAGCAATTGCCTAATTACATGCAAACCGCGCAACCCATGCCAAGCATGTCTCAAAATTTTGAGCAGGGTAATTTTGTGGACGTGGGGTTGCAGGGCTTAGGTTTGCTTGGTGATGGGCTGACCGCCGCCGGGCCACTTGCTGCTGTTGGTGTACCAATTAAAGCACTTTCCAAAACTGCGCAAGCAGTTCGTCAATCTAAGGACTTGGTCCCTGATGATGTACCTCGTTTGCAGTTCGAAGGGGATAGCGCCCCAGAGGCTCTCGCAGAGGGCACACAGCGAACCTTTAGCACGACCGGGAAGTATCGTGGCGCTCCAACGGGAATCAATTCCAAACAACGATTAGCGGCCATGCAAAGGCGCTTGCGAGATTACGCAGAGAAGGGCGCTGATTATAGGCGGTGGTATGAAGATACCAATGACTTCATGCAACAACAAACTGCTAGCAGGCCCGGCAGGCAGGACCAGTACGCAGCAACTGCTGCAATCACTAGCCAAGGAACGAGTGTTCCGGCTAACGCTACTATGGCAATGAAAGGCTACAACCAAGCAATCGTTGGAGACACAATTAATACTGGTCGATTCCCTAGCTCTATGGGGCCGTCAATCGACAAAATCTTTGAAGGTGTTTCTCCGCCGCTTGGTCCAAAAAGAGAGCCGTTTTACGAAGCGCTTAATCAAGAAGTGGGGAGAGCTCGTCAAACAAACGATATTCGCCAGGCTAGAGCTTTCGGTTATACGAACGCAGATGGGTCGAATTTTTCTGGTGGGTTGAGTGACGCTCAACATCGTTTTATGGATGAGGAAACGGCCAAGCTGGTTGACTGGGCTATCGAAAATAAAGTCGGCGGGGTTGATGATTGGAATGCCGATCGTGTCCAGGCCGCTATATGGATTGCGCAAAAAGCCGAAGAGGAAGGAACGACAATCGCTGAAGCGGGAAAAATGTTCCAGGACTTTACACCGCAAGCGATGATAAGAACAGAGGCTGCGCCTTCTGCCAGCTTGGGTCATCTTGGTGGATTGTTAGACCCGCAAAACAGGCAAGCACTAGATGAGTTTAGTGCGTTGCAAGATGAGGCAATGCAGACACCTGGTGGTTTAGATTTCATGACAGCTCAATCGGGAGCGATGACATCGCCAACATATGGAGCCCCTGGAGTTTATGAGGGAGCCAGCAATCCAAGTGTTGGTATTCCTGTTTCTGTAGGTAAGGCCTCTAGCGAAGTTGTTGACCCAGTGACGGGCAAAGGTATCGAAGCAAAAGTTATTGATCCAGCAAGCAGAAAATTGGTAGAAGCCTCAGCGGCAATGCAGGGTTTGCTAAGAGCTCAAGACACTGTTGGGTATACATCAATAACGAAAGCACCTAACGCATCGACAAGAAATGCGCTGCAAGTGAACCTCGGTCAAACCATAACCCCAGAACAAATTGTAAAACTTGAAAAAGCTATCAACGATGAATTTGGTGCTGGTTTATTGATACCTCTGCATTCCAGAGACGGAGTTTCGATTATAACTTTGGGCCCAGATGAGCTGGGTAAGTTAGTCGGAGATACAGCCCCCAAGAAAACACCGCAATGGCAAAAAAGGCTTTCCAAGGTTGTCAAAGACACGCTTGATCCTGCTAGCACTGAATGGGGACTAAACAGCGGAGATTTAGTAGGCGATACAACGAATTGGACCTACACCCCCAGCAGATACTTAGGACCGCTCGAAGAAGTTGGTGCAGAGATGCGCGGTTTACTGGACGCAGGCGCTAAAAAGATTTCGCCCAGATTAGAGCAGCTAGATGCTGAGTTAGTAAAAGATTTTCCGTCTGCCGGCGAGCGCAGCACGATTGTTACTCGTGTTCGGGCTGCTCTGGAGCGTGAGGGAATTGCAGGGGTTCGGAAACTTGTGGATAAGGGATTAGTCCCTGCTTTTGCTTTAGGCGTTCTTCTTGGCGGGCAAGCTCTTCCTGGAGCCACTGACCGTCAGCCGGCTCGTTCGCAAGGACTGCTCTGATGCGCGCAAACTTTTTCGGGATGTCAGCAATGCGCCGCCTACCTAAATCGGTTTCAGGATCAAAATACTGGGCTGGAGTGATCTTGCTCATACAAGGAATTATACATCATGAGTGAGACCTATTCCTACGGGCAAGAAACCACTGAAGAATTTGTCAGTGAAGAAGTGATCAGCGAAGAAGAGATTCAGTCAATCGTTACTGAGTCCATTGAAGACGCCGTTGATTTTATCGATAACACGATCAGCCCTGGCAGAGCTGAGGCAGCCGAATATTATAACGGCGAGCCTTTCGGCAATGAGCAGGACGGTCGATCAACTGCAATGACGATGGATGTCCGCGATACCGTGCAGGCTATGTTGCCTTCGCTTGTGCGTATCTTCACCGCGTCCGACCACGTTGTTGAGTATGCGCCGCAAGGTCCAGAAGATCTGGCTCTCGCGAGTCAGGCGACTGATTACGCAAACTACATCCTGCAACAAGATCAAGATCAATCGTATATCGAGATTCTTTATTCGGTATTTAAAGACGCACTCGTCAAGGGCAGTGGCTTCTTGAAGTATTACTGGGATGAGAGCGAAGAAGTTCAATCCTACAAATTAACAGGACTCGACGAGCAAGCGCTCGCTGCACTTAACAGCGACCCTAACGTCGATGTCACATCATTAGAAACTGCGAGCACCGACACGTTCGATTCGCCCGATGGCCAACAAGTCCAGCTTTTCTCTGTTAGCGTTACGCACCGACGCGCTAACGGCAAAGTGAAAGTAG